AAGAGATTTCTTGCGTAGCACCAACACCAGACCAACCAGAGAGATTGGCAGAGGTATTTGTAATATATCCTTGCGCGGCCACGTCCGCCAGTGTTGCCTTTCCATTCCAGTTTGTACGATCAGCAGTGGAAACGTGAATAAGAGTATTGGTTACATGAGTTGTGATCTGTCCCTGATAGTTTGATGGGTCATTGGCGGGATAGGCCATACTAGCTTTTGCTACGGTGGTCGTATATGTTTCATCATTCGTTCCAACTGCTCCAATCTCGGCGGGTGTAGGCCAATTTAAAATGCGCGTAAATGCATAATTATTAATTTGATTTAATAAATTTGGTGATAAATGACAAAATTCTGATGATGGACGTTGGGGAAAGCCAACTGAATTTGTAGAAAGTGAACATAATGCGGCATATCCTGATACCATTCCAACTGTATTGCTTTCAGATTCTACATAAACTACGTCAACGGTTACATTAATAGTTCCTGTGGCAACAATATTCGTGATTTGCCAAACATCGCAATCGCCATTTATCGCCTCTGTAAAAACTAGATTACTTACCGCAATATTTGTACCAATAAAACCAACTACGGATAAATCATAAAAATTACCACTTATACGATAACTTTGATTTGCAACCTGTTCAGAATAATCCTTAATATCAATCTCACCCTGTAGAAGTGGTTGCGAAGCAAATGCTAAAACATCAACAAGAATCAAAAATATTGTCAATATTCTTTTCATTTTTTACCAATTAAAAACACAAATATTATAATTGATTGCTTGAAGCCCATAAACATTTTCTGTATTAAAATTAACTAGATCATCAGGACGACAAGATGCGCCGGCAATTATATTACCATTATCACTCCGATAGGCTTGAAATATAGCAGGATGTCGCGTCATGGCAGTTGTATTCATTAAATCCTCTGCTAATACAACCTTAAATGATGATCCTAGCGATAGACCATTCCATTTGATAACAGCTGACATTATTTGCACACCAGAAGGAATTGTAAATGTATAAGTTGTAGTTGCTAATGTTGCGGTAATATTTGTTCCTGTTGCCAATACAAAAACATTAGAAGACGAATCTGCAAAATATCTAAACATAATTCCTCCAAGATTATTAATTTGATCCTGTAAAGAGTTTGTTGCTGTCTGTAAATTTCCAACGGCTGTGTTTAAATTTCCAGTAGCAGTATTCAGATTTCCAATCGCAGTATTTAATGTTCCGGTTGCTACTTGCAATGTTGCAACATTTCCTGTTGCACTTGTCGCATCAGTTGACGCTTTTTCCCAACGTGTAGTTCCTGCCGCGTTTATATTATATGCGACCGAAGCAAGAAACGTTGGTTCATTTGTCAAAAATCCAATGTCATTGTTGAATAACGAAAGATTAGTTGATAGACCGGCAATATCATTATTATACTGTGATAAATTTGTCCATGTACCCGCAGAACCGTTAGTTAAAGCCGTATATGCGGCATTTGTATATCCTTCAACCGCCGCCATTCGTGCGGCTATTGCTATGTTGGTAGTCGCTTGTGCTGTATGCAATGCCTGAAATCCTACATTTGTATTGACCTGTGCATTAAATAACGCCTGAAAAGCGGCATTAGTATTAACTATTGTTGCTGTGTAAGCATTATAAGTTGTCAATAAAACATATGCCTCCGCCATACCCGATGTTCCAATAACCCATGGCGGATCAATCCAGTTTGGATGAACATAGACTTGTCCTACAGAAGCATTGGTGGTTATTCGTTGAAAGTAGTTAGTTTCGTTTAAATATAATGACCACGTTATTGGTAATTTACCTTGCGCCAATGAACGATAAATATTTGTTGACGTACTTTCATAAGAAAGTAACTCACCATAATAATTCCCGGGTGGCGGAATATTTGTTCGCGCAATACTCCATGTTACGTTCGTTCCTGAAACCGTTATACTTGTTGCAGGTACATCCAGATATATTGTTCCCTGTATTGGCTTGGTTATTCTAAACACGCAATTAACGCCAGTCAAACTTGTATTGTAACGAAATACAAATTTTTGATTGTCGTAACCCGAAAGTTGTAAATTAAAATCGTTAAATGAACCGTCGCATACGTTTGCCAATACCAGATTTACCGTATTAGTCTTTTCGGTTACTATGGCAAAAGTTGTGCAAGTAGTTATTAAACCAACCATTAAAACTGAAAGTAATTTTTTCATAGTATCCTTATATCAAATTTTACGCATCTTGGCAATCAATTTATAATTAAATTGCGATATTTTTCTTTCATTCTTTTAACAATTCTATTTGCTTCTTTGCTATCCTTGATAGTATTAACCCATTTACTAAATTCATCTGGTTTAACTTGTTTTTTTCTTATTTGTCCTGCCAAAATATCAAGATGAATATCGTTAAGTTGTCTAAGATTATTTTCTTCAGTATCCCGTTCTATTAGTTCAGATTTAATTAATGAATTAGGTTTGTCTTTCTTATCAGGATATTGTAATTTAATACCACGTTTTATAGCTTCTTTTTTATCATCTTCTGTTAAATCTGTAGTAAAGGTTGTTTTCATATACCGACGTAATAAAGGAATTTCAGACATTAATGTGAATAAACGTTGCATAACAGTATCATCATCTGCTGTTTCCATTGGAGATTGTAGTCCACCCAAAATTTGAATAAATGGATTATTAGGAATAAGTTTTTTTGTAGACACTCTTAATCGTTCTGGCGATAATCCGGTTATTTCTCCTGTTTTTCTCCATGCTTCTGGCGTGGTTGCATATTGTTCAAACTTAGAATCAACTTTGCGTCCTTCCCAAATGTCTTTGTTAGACCAAAAATCTTTATTAGAAATATACCCTAAAAGTGCAGATATGATAGGTGGCAAAGAAGTTTGTACATCTGCTGGCATAAAATTGCCAAGAGCCATGCCAATTCGTTTATAGGACACTTTTCCCGTCAGATATTTATTAGCAAGTTCTTGCCCTATAATAGAAAATAGTTGTTGTCCCTGATCTTTAGGAACAGGAATATAAAAAAATCGTCTATTCCCATTTCTGTCTTTTTTATTAATTGGAGTAGTAAAAATAAATTTACTTACTTTTTCGGCATCAGGAACAGAATCATTAGCTTCTTTGTTCATATAATGATTCATCATTTCTATCACTGCGCCAAGTCCTATTAGTTGAGCAACTTTATAAATTGCAACTTTGGGATTAGTCTTAAAAGTATCTAATACATTACGAGTTCCCTGAACACTGGCATTTAAATACGGAACAAATGTATCTAATGTTTTAATAACTGAACCGCCCTGTGAAAAATCTAGTGCAGTACGGGCAATATACGTTGCTTCTTTCTTGCTCTTGCCATTTTTTATTGCACGTTCTCGCAAAGCTATACGAGTTAATAATTCGGATGTATTTCCTAACCAACCTGCCACGTTTTCAACTTGACGTAACGCTTCGTTTCTAATTGAACTGTAACCACTTTTATTTTTACCTAATCGTCCTTGCGAACTAAGAAAACTCATTCCACCGCCTTCATTGACATATTCTTTCGCCCTACCAGTTCTTTTAACTACATCCGGTAATACAGTAATTATATCGGATAATTGCTGTGTCCAAGCAATCGGTAAATGTTTGCTATATTCTTGTTGTGTGAACCAATAATGAAACATATCTCTTGGCACGTTATAAAGTGCAAATTCAGGGTTATATCCTGTAGCCATTGCTTTAACTACTTTTACACCAGTAAGCCATTGAAGCACATTGGCAGTTTGCGCCTTTATATGAGGATCAGATTCAATCCAATATTTCATTATATCTGTATCGCCAACCATTGTTTTTGGTTTGCCATCTATCATAACTGATATTCTAGTCTGTTCTGGAGATAAAGATTTTTCTGCTTCGGATTCAGTCTCAATCTTTATACCTATAATGTTTTCTTTATTTTCCTGTGCATATTTATAAAGTTCTTTATTTGCTTCGTTTTTAGCTATTCTTGCGTCAATACGACTTATTGTATCGGCAAGTAAATAAGACGTATCATTTATCAATGATTTATCACTTCCAGTATCAAGCGTTTCTAAACCACTATCAGAAACTGAAATCTTTTTTGTTCCTACAGTTATATCCACACTAGGATCAATATACTGAATAAATTTACGTGGAGAAAAATTAGGATGATTTTTAACTAAATAAGCATGAGTATCTTTATCAATTAATCCCTTATTCAACAACTTATCAATCTGACTTCGCATGGTTTCATTCCACCGTTTTTGAGCGATTTCCATTGCTTTATATTCAGTAGGATATTGTTTTTTAACTTCTTCTAACCACGTTCTGTTTTCTTTTGCACCAAGTCCCCCGGGGCTTTTAATTATCTCTGGCAATTCTCCTTCGGCAAATAATTCCTTCTGTGTTCCTCGCTTTTCACGCATAAGATTAGATACTTCTATAGTACGATTCGCTTGAATAAAATCATTGAACATTTCGTCCATTTTATGAGGGATGTTTTCTTTGATATAAGTTTCAGCATCATTAAATTCATCTTTTGATTTTTCACGCCAACCGCGACTCAATACTTTGGCAATAACAACATCTTTACCATTATTTTCCATTAATCTACGAGTAATAGGAATATCTGTCCCAAAAACTGCGGAAGAAACATCGTCTCTTATTTTAGACATTGTTATCTTATATTTATTTTTAACATCTTCCCGTTGTTTATTAAACATTGATTGAGTTTTAGAAACATCATCAATTTGTTCGGTTTTAATTTCTAATGGTTTTTCAAATCCAATAGCACCCATACGATTTCGCAATCCGCGTTTGCGTTTTAATTCTGCGGAAACAGGCATTTCGCTTAATAATTTTTCTTTCTTTTCTTCGTTCTTGGTTTCTTCTCGTTTAATCGCCATTTGTTTATCTTGTTTATTTCTAAAAACCGATGGCTCAAGACCAAGTTCTTGCAAACGTTTATTTAAGTCCATTGTTTCTTTAACTTGTTGCGTGCCTGTTTGTCTTAAAGTAATTGGTGTAATATCATTCTGTTCTACCGTTTCTTCTATACCGGTTTTATCGTTTTTAATACGAAAATATTGTTCACCATTTTCACGTTCAATATCTGATTGAGGTAATTTTTCTAAAATAGTATTAACTTGTGGAGACTTGCCTATTTTAACTTTAGAATTAACTGAAAGTAATGCCCCCGCCTCGGCTTCTGGTTTAGTAGGAATACCCGTAGTTTCAGGCGCACCCGAAACAGGGGTTTCTGCGACTTCTTTAGTCGCCTTCGGTGTTGTTGGAGCGGACGGGGGCAAAGGGGGTTGCTCTGATATAGGTTCACCAGTTTTGACGGCTTCTAGGGGCATTTCTGACACTTTTTCTGGCGGTTTTGAAGGTTCTACTGCTCTCTCGCCCTGTGGCGGCGTGATTTGGTCGGTTCCCACCCTGTTTTTCTCAATGTTCCGTACACGTAAGCGTTCTTCCTCTCCTCCGACCAGTTTTTGTTCGCTACTTGGCTTTTCAGTTTCCGTTCTAATTCCTTCGGCATATTGTTCTCCTTTCGTTGGGGATTGTAACTTCCATGATTCATAATTTAACTCAAAATTCTCAGGGTCTTTTTTCCAAATAGATTTCGTTTTTTCGTCAATATTCAAACTATCAATTAGTTTTTCGTATTGATTAACAATATTATTGACATTATCCTTGTTGCTGTTTATCCACTCAAAATATTTTGGGATACTACCAAATTGTTCCTCAAAATTATAACTTGTCCATTCGTCTGCCTTTCGCATACTTTTAGCACGAGCATATTTAACAAAACTTTCAAATTCTTTTGCAGTTTTGAATTGTCTTGTCTTGTCAGCAATAACATAATAAGAAATAGGATGCTCCAACAATGGTTTTAGTTCATCTATTACCGCTAATTCTTTTACAGATGTATTAACCATTTCCGTTGGTGGTTCTTTAGTTAATTGCGCTTTTTTACTCTGCCAATCATTTGCTACAGTTTTGGCCGCATCCATTACAGTTTCTTCGCCAGCATTAACCGCATCGGCATGTTTGCGAAGTGTTGCACCGTTGGCATCCTGATCACTGATATAATCTCCTATTTCCTTTTTAGGTATTCCAGATTCTTTAAGAATATTAACTTCAACGGCATTGACACTTTGTTTTTGAGATACTTCTTTTCCTTTTGCCAATTCTTCCGTTGCTACTGTCTTCTCCCACTCCATCCTCATTTCAGGTGATACTTTCTTTATACTATCAAGAATTTCAGGCGGTAATTCGTTATATAAAGATTTAACTTTATTAATCTGTTGCGGCGTTTTTGCTCTAGCCAATAATCCAAACGCACCTTCAAGTAAAAGAGCAGGCGTTAATGTCGTAGTTAATTCCTCTTTCCATTTATCCGGTTCTCCCTTTTCTATTGCCTTGTTTTTAGCCTCCGTAACCGCCTGCCCTATTTTACCAGTGAATAAATCCACGCCAAAATTTAATGCCGTATTGACTAACTTAGCAGACCAATTCTTTGCCATACGGCCAGCCGGAATAGGTGTAAGCATAAATAGTCCCGCACCCGTAGCGGCTTTCGCTCTGTCAATCGTATCGCCTTCTGTAGTTGCGTAAGTTATTCCTGCCAATTTAGCCGCCGCTTTTAATGATTCTTTAACCGTTGACGCTTCCCCAAAAAGTTTTAATGCCCCTAATCCTGTCAATGCTACCGCTGAACTTAAAAACTCATCGCCAATATTCTGCGCTACTTCCGCCGCCATTCCACCTTCCTTGCGTATCTCATCGCCAATTTGTTTGCGATACAAAGCGGTATCTAAAGTCAACTGATCAAGTTTTTCGCGTGATTTTTGCTCCACACCTTCAATATCATAGCCTATTGTATTTGCAATTTTATTGCGGACATTTTTTATAAACTGCGGTGTAGGTATTTTCCTATTTAAATCCTCCACTCCTTTAATCGTTGACAATCCCATTTGAAGTAACGTTCCAAACGCAGATTGCGTTGATAGATAAGCCGATGTTTTCCATTGTTCTTTGAAAGCCTCTACTGGCGAAATCAAAGGAGGTTCTTGTTTTGGTTTAGACGGTTTCAATTCACCAGTTGTTAAATCAACTTCTTGCGGTAACTCTCCAACCTTACTTGCCGGTTGCCATCCTTTTGCCGTTAGAGTTTCTCTCTTTTCAGGCACACGCATTTGTGTTTCGGGTTCAGGTATATCCAAATATTCTCGGTAATACCCCATCTGTATCGGATCAATCGGTTCACCTTTATCAATCTTGGATTGCAAGTCATTAATAAGTTGTTGTTCATGTTGACGCATTTGATCAGCAGTTATAAAATCTTGCGTTTGCGCCAGACGTTGTTCCATTGACGTTGGTTTGATTAACTTGGCGCGTTCGGTTTTTGTGCTGACAAATTCCGGTTCTTTCATATTCCTATATGACAACGTAGGAATATCAATAGACAGGTCTTCTGGCTCTTTAATATATTCAGACGCAACTCCAAAAGTCTGTTGGCTTTCAGATTCTAATTCGTCTGGCTCTTTGATGTATTGACTTAAAACCATTTTATACTTCCGTCTAGATTTTGTTTCCACCATCGCTGTTGTTTTTCAGACCAATATGCGCCTTGTTCGGGCGGTGTTTCGCCTTCATTTTTATTCTGCGGAGTATAATTTTGCATCTGTGATGTTATACTTTTCCGCATACCACTTTGTGCCTGATCAAATTCATCTTTGGCCTGTTGATACTCATACGGGTTTTTGAACTTAAACAAATCCCATGTTGTTTCCTGTTTGGTAAGCATATCAACTAAATCGTTATATCTGTCTTGTTTGCTCTTATCGGTTTCTATTTGAGCACGTGCATTAAGAATAGCGATTGCATTAGCCAATGATTGTTTTGCCTGTTCTTTGTTTTGTGCAACGCGGTTAATGTTTTTGACTTCTTCAAGTGCATTTCGTTCATCGGCCTTTAATTTATCACGATCAGTATTCAGTTTTGCCGCCAGTTCCATCTGTGATTTACGTAAATCATTTTGCAAATTCAACGTTGCTTCTCTAAAATCCTGTGCCTTGAAGAATCGTTTATTAACATCATCGGCATGTTTTTCAGCCAATGCCGTGCGTCGTTCAGTCTGTTGTAGAGCCACGTCGCGTTGCGTTACACGCTGTTCTTCCATTGCTGTTTTCGGAGATCGTCTTGCGGCTTTCGCCTGTGCTAATGCCGCCTGTTTCGTTACCAGATCAAGTTCCGCTTCAGTCTGAATCTTCGGCATAGCATACTTCAATTCTTCGGCTGATTGAACATCTTCTAATGACTGTGGAATATATTCACCTTCCATCGTTTGTTTTTGACCAATAGGCACAAAAGAAGTTTTGCCAGTAATATCGGTTTTGGTACGGTATCTAGGTATTGCCGATCCACCTTTAGTTGTTGTTGCCTGCCGATTACTTGCAGTAGATATTGGCGCGCCAGCACCCACAACCGACCAACTGCCTCCCTGTGGCACACGTTGCGTTCCCGTTGTTCTATTACGATTTTGCAATTTTTGCACCTTCTGAAATTGACCAACGTAGTCCATATAATTGTCAAACATCATTTTGCTACCTTGTCCTAACTGGTCATATTCTTCGGGCGAAAGCAAGCGTTTGAACATGTCAAATGTTTCGGGTATTTGTGCCAAGCCGCCACCGGGGGTATCTGTTCTATAGGGTAAATCGTATATGCTCATGTGTTCTCCTTGTTACCAATATTTATTTGTACAATATTGAAAATTATATTCATATTTAACTAAACGACCTGAAAATGTAGTCGGAAAAAAGAATCCTACCTTTTTACTTATTCCAACCGATGTAGGAATTGCAATGTCCATATATGGATAACTATTTTCCAAAGCCAAAGCTTCGTCTTCATCCCATCCAATATTAGCATTGTAATATATTTGTCCAGCATTTGTTGTTATATAAATATCAGAAGACGGGAAAATATAATATGTATTTGTATCTGTCATTCCCGCTCCTTCTTCCCATTCACAATAAACTTCATAATTTGAAGCAGAAATTATATTATTAATAGATGGTTTAAAATAAAAATTATTATCCATGGTTACCTTAGCAGAAAGTTGTGTAGATATGAATATATTTGTATTATATTCCGAAACAGACCATTGATAAGTTCCATATCTTTTATACATACTAACAGCATAAGTAGTATAAAGTTGTCCAAGTAAAGGATTTTGAGGCCCATAACTACTCACTCCATAGATATTATTGGTACGTAATTCTACTATAAAATAATGTCCGAATGATCCGCTCACATAAGAATTTGTAGATTCTGTAATATATTCTAAAATATTAGTAGATTCATTTCTATACCAAAGCCATTTTGCACAATTTTTTACATCATCAGAACTTAAAGATTTTGCAACTGTTCCTGTAAAATAACTACTCCATGTTGCCGAAGCATTTTTTTCTATCCAAGGTGGTTGATTTGTAAATATTTCTGGAAACATATATAATTCTCTATCCCAATAATTGACCCCAAACACATTTCCAATAAAATCAGCACTATATTCAGCATGTGGACCTATAGCATCATCCCATTGACGATATAAAATATCTCCTATTTTATCACGTAATCCATAAAAAGGAAAATTATATTGAGCATCTACGGTTCTTAAAGACGCAGGATAATTAGTATTTATGGAAATATTTATTACTGGATTTGTATGAACAATAGTATTCAATGCCTGTAAAACTTTATATCGTTCTTGTAAAGTATCCGTATAAATCTGTTGAACATATGGAGTAAATTGATTAATTCCATCGCCAATATCTAATTTGTCCCATAATCCTGTTACGGTATAATTCTGAAATAAAATAGGAAATCCATTCGAGGTAATTATCGTATCTGGATCGGTAAAATATGATACAAGTTGTGTAATTGTTGTATCCAAACTATCCATCATGTTTTTATCAATATAATATCCAAAAGCATTCGTTACATTTTCGGCAACACCATTTGTATTTATCCATGACCTAACAAAACTCGGCGGATTAACACGATATAAAATTGGATTATTAGTATATTGTGTTGCCAAACATCGTTCATAAGTTCCCAACGCAATCGGAATAAGATCAATCTGCTGAACATGATGACGTGTATTCACGGCCACATAAATAGTTGTACCAGTCAATACAATGCCAGTCAAGGCCACCCATCCATACTTAATTTGTTGCCAAGAAAATGCCATATTACACCGTAGCAAAAGTTCCCGGAATCATAACGTTTCCAATATGTCCTATTTTTGATAACGTTGCCTTGCCACTTACCAGAGTCCATGTATGCAAAATTCGCCGATAAGTTAGCGCATCCATAACTGGTCTTGTCGCACTCCCTAAAATAACTGGTGTGTTTCCGCTTCCATAAACATACTGAATGTAAATATAAAATGTTCCTGCACCTGTTACGGTTATGTTCGCGGTTGCTACTGCTTTATATGCCAGCATACTATCCTGTAATTCACCAGCATTTACCGCTACTACCGCCGTTGTGGGCGTTACAAATCCAAATTCATAGTCAGCATAACTTACCGTAGAAGAAGTTCCCCCTTCTGTCCCATCAAAACCATTTACATTAAACCACGGCCCACGTGCCACCACACCCATTCCCGGACTTGGTGTTACTTTCCTCCGCCGTAGAAACTTATCTCCAAGTCCCATATCGTTCACTTCCCAAAATATCAACGCCTTTACGCATTTACGTATCTTGGCCACTTCGGAACGAAGGCTATCTAAAGGGTCTTTTTTAGTCCGATAATTAAACACGCTCATTTTATTCCTTACGACACACTCTCAAAATATACTTGCATGGCATTGTCCTCGCAATAAGTTTCCGTTGACAATGTTACTTCTGGCACAATACTTACTGTAACTACACCAGCTACCGCAGTTGCATTTGCAGTAACTCTATACGTATCCCCGCCAATAGAAAACTTAGCATTGGCATAAATAGTTTCCGTTGTGTTTCTAAATCCAGATAGTTTTATAGTAGTATCCATTTCTGCCGGTGGCGTATCAGCATCGGTTAAAATCATACCTGCATATTGAATAGTTCTATATTTCGCCGTTGCCGTTGTCGCTCTTGCAAACAACGTCCGATACATTGAATATGAACCGTCCTGTTCACGTTCATACCAGTTTTCTTGAATAACTGGTGTATCATATCCACTAATTGAAACATCAAATGCCACAGAAGTTGTATAAGGATATAAACTAGCAATAGACGTTGATGCAATATTCATCCATCGTGAAGTTTCAATAACCGTACCACGGGCATAATACATCCACGCATTTTCATTTTGTTCTTCTATCTCATAGTTATGTTTAACTACAAACTTATTAGAAGCCGACAATGTAGTAAAAAATCCATCACCCAACGTTTGAATAATTACATCAGAACCTTCAAGACTTTGACCACTTGCCGGACGACTTTCATTTTTAATAACACGAAACGTACCGGAAACCAATTTACCATTAACTACTGGATTAGTAACGCTTTTTGTAGCATTAAGTGCAACCAATATATCTTCGGTATTAGTCCTTGCAATTCCATAAATTGCCCGAACTAATATTGTAGCAGACGGATTCTGCGGATCATCACTATATGATTCTTTTACCCATAAGCTATTCGCTATTGCAGTTTGCCATTTGTTTGCCATAAATCATTCCTTGATCCTAACTCCGGTATGATCCTGTACGCCACGCTTCTTTTTCTCCTGGAGCAGACGCAGTTCCAGATTGATTAAAAGCAGATAAATATTCATCATAAGCAGACTGATTAGTAGAATAACGTTGTATATCATTAAACGCATCGCGCAAACTCATATAACGTTTATTTTGTTCCGGTGTTAATGGAATACCTCTTGCTAACCTCATTGCAAAACTATCTAATTTATCTTTAATTCCTGAAGAAACTGTCCCAAGATATTCCGTGCGTGATTCTGTATCCATATCTCTCATTGTACTCATCATGTTCCATAAGAATGGAGTAACATTTGGAGTAGTAGTCTTCTGCGTTTGTGATTGCGTTACGTTTTCTTGTGTTTGTAACGGAATTCTATTTGGCGTTGGATTAGGAGTACGCGGCAATATACTCGGATGAATATTTATTTGTGCGCCTTCTGCCGTTGTTCCGACTACATTCTGCCACGGTTGTGAAGTATCAATATTGCTACCATATTGCCTCAATGATCGTTGCATATTTGGTAATCCTAATTGATCGGCCGGTATCGGCGATATATATTGACTGCCAGTAGGTTTTGGTATTTGCGTTGCTTCGTCGTATAAATTTTTATATGCCATATTATTTTCCTTTCTAATTTTATTTATTTGAATATCCCATCACTCCACCAGTTTTAAGATGGCAACTGATTGAATTGATATATAATCCTGCACTCATTGCAGTAATCCGCATGGCAAATTTCCTACAGGCTAAAACATTATTCAACGGTAACAATGCCAATCCATTGTCATTTGCTGGTCGGATTGTAAATTGCTTTTCGGTTTTCCAAGAGTCATTTATTTTAACATCAATATTTATTGTTGCCGAATCAGAAACGTTGTATTGATATACTAAACCAATTTTATCAACAACTAACGGCTCGCCTTCCTGTCCCACCAACGTCCGACTTGTAAATCTAAATCCACTGGTATTATAATCATACAATCCTGTTTGTTCGCCAACTTGAATAATAAACTTCGTCGCATCGGTATATCCAATTATACGTCGTTTTTCAAAGTCTGCCCGTAACGAAGTAACCGTCCCACTGGAAAACGCCCCAAGATTATTTCGTATTGGCAACGTTAGTTCAGTAATTTGCTGACCATCATAAGCAAACGCACCATGAGTATTCACCCATATCAACACATTATCCATTGCCAATACATTTGCCGCGACGGGCAAGCCACTAGCCTGTTTAAGATATTCGGTAACAAAGTTGTTTCCAGAATTATCCGCATTGCGTATAATGTAAATATGATCGGATTTGAACACAGCCATACTGTTGCCGAAAGGAACTACGTTTGTAATTACGGATGATTCATAATCACAAGGAACATAACCTAAAGATTGAATAAAATAATGAGTATCGTATCCGTATGCACCATAATAAAGTATATTACTTCCGGCACTCGTTACATAACCCCATAACCTATTATGAGCAAAACGCCATGTGCAAGTTGCAGGCGCATACGTCGGAGCAAAAACAGTTGATATACCTGTCCACACAGAACCGGATGACGGCGCAGAATCGTAGTATAAATAACCGTTTTTATCTAAACCAATCCCATAAGAGTCTGGCGTTTGTCCGTCCGATAATGATTCAGGCGCGGCATCTTTTGCCAACGTAACGGGAAATTTTTGTGCTATTGGCACCCATTCTGCATCTAGTGTTCCACGAATTGCCATTAGACACTCCTTCTTGTATATGAATCACTGTCAAGATTAAATGTCATACTACCAAATTCTGCCGCATCATCCCTTGCCGCCCGATTCATTAAACGTTGTATATCACCATCACTGATTTGTAATTCCGTAACCGATGAATACCCATCATTTTGCAAACGTCTAAAAATCATTGTCCGTAACAACTCGTGATATTTAGTCGGAATCGTTATATCATCACTCGTCTCTTCTATTTCCGCTGGCAACTTATAATACAAAAACGACATCGTATATGCCACGTCAGGAATTGGGGACAGATAAAGGTTGGAACCCATAATGTAGGCATAAGTTGGCTCGCCAGTAGAAGAACCATCCTCATAAAAATTAGCCTGCCATTCGTCAACATTCATTAATTGAATTTCGTTGGCAGTATAACCAGACGTGGTATTCATTAATCCACCACGAATACGATATGGAGAACAGAAATCAGATGGCAGTGTAATCGTGCGTACATTTATCGTGGCGGTTAGCGTAGTAGATGTTCGCAGAAATCCCCAGTTATGGGTAACGGCAATTTCGTTTTGAGCATCATTTAGTGCAGACCAAAAATCATCAGCAAATCGCGCATTGTCCTGCGATTGTGAAAATTTATATAATGCACTTTGGAGCAAAGTTTGTGCTGTTGCCATAAATGCTCCTATTTTGCTTCATAAGTTAAAAAGGCCTTAATTGTCTGTGAACTTGCCCCAACGGTTGCGCCAGTAGCAACTAGATATATATATTCGTCATTTAACAAAACCTTACCACTCACACAATTTGTTCCAATTACATTTCCACTTCTATTTGTGGCTATCTGAACATTCTCAAATAATGTAGTAGTTTTTCCCGACAATTCGTTGGATGCAAACATTTTTACCCACGGAACACTTGTAGAAACTCCACAGACAATATCTAGTCGTTCTGCATATCCCGTAATTTTACCGGATACATCCTGACTGATTGTAGCATTTGTAGATACAGGACTGATCTTTAAAGTAACCAAGTCAAAACTTCCCGCAAATAACCATCCTGTTTCTAAAAGTAAAATTGATAGAAAAGTAAATAGAATTTTCATTATATCCCTTCCTCGTTGAGGGGTAGAGCCACCTACCCCTCACAGAGTTTATTATTAATTTAAGGATTACTTGCGGTTGCGTTTGTCATAACTGCCCCACCGCCAGTAATAGACGTTGACGCAGTTGCGTTAGTCGCAAACAATGGTAATGTAGAACTACTTGCTGTAGCATTGGTCATAACCGCCGCACCGCCTGTTACACTCACTAGCACTACAGCGTTACTCGCCAAGTCAGGCGTGATCCCAGCCGTTGCATTAGTCCATGCAGATGCTGTAGTAACAACAACGTTTGTTACCACCAAAGCCGTGTCATTCGTCAGTTGATACGTTTGTAGTGTTAGTGATATTACAAAGTTTCCTGTCGCCGGAGTTAATGTTGCCGTTGGTGTCACCAAATTATTTGCGCCACTTGCTGTTACCGCACCTGTTTCCTTCGTTACTGTAATTGTCGGCGTAACAGCACTGGGAGCTTGTGGTGTAATTGTCGTTCCCGCCGTAATTACTCCAGTCTGTTTTGTTACAGTAATCGGAACACCAGAAGCACCAGAACAACTACCAGTTAAGACTCCACTAAAGTTAATGTTCTTGCCAACTGTCAGGTTCGTTCCGACCGTTAATCCATTTCCAACAACCACACTGCCAGTTACTTTTGCTGTTCCACCAGTAATTGATCCGGTAACATTAGCATTACCAGAAATATCAGCGTCAGCTACATTAAGATCACCTACAAAATACGGCGCAAATATTCCTCCGTCATCATGTACACCGGCAGTAGGCGAAGATTCTGTTCCAACCCATAAGGCAACATTGGTATGAGCCGCACTACAAATTGATGCTATTCCAACCATAACCAAAAAAGCCAAAACTTTTTTGTATGGGCCACTTCCAACACGTCCATCACCGTCAATATCCGCACCCATTTTTTCTTCCATCCAATCCTTTATCTTGCGAACTGTAAAAGCAATACTATCCACTTTTTTTCGCAAATCATCACCTTTACCTTTTACATCTTTCGTCTCTTCAACTTTTTCTACCTTACTTTCATTTTCTTTACTCATTTTCTTTCTCCCATTTGAGGGGTAGGCCGTCAAGATATTATCCTGACGGCCCTAACCTTTTAGTTGTATTTCGTTCTACTTATTTTCGTCTTACGGTACTCCGTCAGTTCCGTAAATCTGATACCAGTCATATGGAGCATGACTTAACCGGCACGTTATTGTCCACATTTTGCTACCGTTACGCGCGGTAACTTCTGCCACAACATCCGGTTCTTGGCGCATGTAAAACCGCACAGGTTTATCTTCGCCAACAACCCACCATGCCGTAGTAGAAGTAAGGTAATGCCCGATGAAATAATCCAATCCGCGAGTACGAATTGCGTTGATTTCGTTAGTTGATTTATATGGAGTCTCAATAGACTTCAATATTTCAATCGCTGTCCGCTCTAAAGCAGGTGGAATAATCAGCAATTTCGGCATCACCCTAACCGGGTTATTCTCGTGGTCTTTAAGACCAGAGAAATTATTAACTGCCGCCCAAAGCGAATCCGCTCCAAGCGTAACATCAGTGGATGGGCGATTCTGTTGCGCTGATCCGCCAGCACCTGTAAAAGTAGCATGGCTCGTAGCACAAAGAGTTTCACTAGCCGTATCACTCGGCCCCACCGTACTTACAGTGAACGAATTATTCAGATCATACGCGCCTTGCGTTTCAATCCGATGTGCCATCGCTTTTCCCATACTGCCAGCCGTCTGTTCAATAACAGGGAATCGCGCATCATCCATTGCCTCACGCGATGCAATCAATGTGAACCCATATTTAACATGAGTCCATGTACGAACCGGCCCCTGTTTGAATCCTGTTTCGGGGGCATTTTCATACTCACCTAACATATTCGGCATCGGCAATTCGCCGTACAATCCAATTTTTTCATACTGATTCTTTGATCCAAGAACTTCACACCACCGATTTTTCTCTTCGGGATGGGCGTTAAGATATTGATAAAATACCTTATTTATCCTTGCATCATAGAGATTACTAACATTTCCTGATAAAATAGCCATAGTTTATTTCTCCTTAATTAGGTCTGCAAAACATTAGATTGTTTGCTACCAATGAATCTCACGATAACGCGAGGGTTAATATCACCTACAGCATCTATCAATCCGACGCACTCAACGATTGAGGGATTATCGGTCGTTCCCGCCGTAGTAGTATCCACATACCAATCATTACTGGAAGCAACGAGTGAATAATTCGTTCCAATTTCGGTACCAAGTAACGTATAAGCATCGGTACCGTTAATGAACGAACCTTCAAACAAATTATAATCGTTTGCTTCGTAATATGGAACTTTGGTTCCCGCCGTTCCGCTTGCATCTTGAGCGGCTACACCAACAATTCGAGTCGTATCAGTGCCACCAGCCCATATCTCTAATTCTTTCGTACTGCCATCATAGACAAGTGGCGCACCGGCTTTATATGTCTGGCTAGATTCTTCACCTGGCGCACGATCCCATATAATTCCTTCTTTGCCTTCGTGTCTATAAATTGACAACGTTCGCATAACTTTTGTTGCCATAATCTATATCTCCTTGTTAATTATTTAAACAGTAGGTTCGCTAATAGCTTCCCTACTTGTATGTTCTTCGCTACCATCAGACTCAACAACCAGACCAGATTTCTTATTCATGGAACGGGC